GGCAATTCAAACCGCGGCGCGGGGCTAGTGATCGTCCGAAAGCGACGCCTTGACGATGCCTTGACGGGACTTGACCGGGGCGCTTGACGATGCCCGAGACCATCACACAAGCGGAGTTCGCCAGCCGCCTCGGCGTCTCGCGCCAGGCCGTGCACGACGCGGTCAAGCGCGGGCGCTTGTCGGGGGCGGCGCTGTCAGGCAATCGCGTCGTGCTGCCCTTCGCCGAGGCGCAATGGCAGGGCCGTGCCGACCCGGCCGCCCAGCTGTCCGCCGGCGTGACCCCGGTCCGCAGGGCGGAGCCGGCCGCTGCCGGCAGCGAGGGCGAGCCCGACGTCTACCGCGACGCCAAGGCGCGCGAGGCGCTGGCGGCGGCCGAGCTGCGCGAGATGCAGCTGGCGGAGAAGCGCAACCTGCTGCGCGGCGTCGACGAGGTCGCCGAGGTCTGCGCCGCGCTCGCCGGCAAGATCAAGGCGGCGCTCGAGCGCCTCCCCGGCCGCGCCGAGGAGCTCGCCGCCGCGGGCCGCGAGGGCGACGTGCAGGCGGTGCGTGCGGTGCTCCGGCGCGTCGTGCGCGATGCAGAGCAGGACCTCGCCGACTCGGTGCGGGCGCTGGTTCCCGATGCCTGACGGCTCCCTGCTGCGCGTCGCCGCGCAGGCCTTCGCCGCGGCGGTGGCGCCGTCGCGCGCGGTGCCGGTGTCGCAATGGGTCGCCGAATCGCTGGTCGTCGCCGACGGGCCCTTCGCCGGGCAGAAGGTCGACCTGGGCCTGACGCCATACTGGCGCGACGTGCTCGACTGCCTGGCGGCCGAGCACCCCGCGAATCGCGTGGTCGTGCGCAAATCGGCGCAGGTCGGCTACACCACGCTGACCATCGGCTGGCAGAGCTACATAGCCGCCGTCGCGCCGGCGCCGACGCTGGTGGTGCAGCCGACGGTAGACCTCGCCAAGGCCTTCAACCGCGAGAAGCTGCAGCCGACGATCGACGCGACGCCGGCCTTCAAGGCCGCCATCCGGGTGCAGAAGAGCCGCGACGAGGCGGGATCCTCGACCCAGTTCAAGCGCTTCTTCGTCCCCGGCTTCATCGCGCTGACCGGCGCCAACTCGGCCGCCGGCCTGCGGTCCAAGACGATCAAGAACGCCATCGAGGACGAGAAGGACGAATGGCCGCTCGACCTCGACGGCCAGGGCAGCCCGGCCGGCATGGTCGATGCGCGCCAGATGGCCTACCGCGCCGCCGGCGACTGGAAACGGCTGACCGGATCGACGCCGACCATCGAGGGCATGTCGGCGATCGACGCCGACTTCGCGGCAGGCGACCGCCGTTACTGGCACGTCGCCTGCCCGCATTGCGGCCTCGAGCAGCGGCTCGACTGGGAGCGCCTGCAATGGCGCGAGGAGTACCCGCACCAGGCGCGCTACCTCTGCGCGGCGAATGACTGCGGCACGCTCTGGGAGCACCACCAGAAACGCGCCCTGATCGGCGCTGGGCGCTGGGTCGCCGAAGCGCCGGGCCCCGGCCGCTTCCCCAGTTTCCACGTCGACGCGCTGATCTCGCCCTTCGTCACCTGGGACGACATCGTTGCCAAGTTCCTCGAGGTGCGCGAGGACCCGCAGAAGCTCAAGACCTTTTGGAACCTCTGGCTGGCCCGTTCGTTCAAGGTCGAGGGCGAGGCGCCGGAGGCGGAGAAGCTGCACGCGCGCCGCGCGGACTATGGCGACGGCCAGTTGCCGCCGGGCGTGCTGTTCCTCACCGCCGGCGTCGACGTGCAGCAGGACCGCCTCGAGGTCGAGATCGTCGGCTGGGGCATCGGCAAGACGTCCTGGCAGGTCGCCTATCGCGTGCTGCCGGGCGACACGGCGCAGCTCGAGGTCTGGGCCCGGCTCACCGAGCTCACGCGCGAGCGGTGGGAGGACTGGCAGGGCAATTTGCGCGGCATCGAGGCGATGGCGGTCGACGCGGGCTACCGGCCGCAGCAGACCTATCTCTTTGCGCTGGGCAAGGGCCGCGTGCTCCCCGTCAAGGGCATGGGCACGCATCTGGCCGCCGCGATCGGCACACCGTCGAAGCAGCACGTCACACACGACGGCAAGAAGCGGCGGGGCTCGATCCTGCTCTGGCCCGTGGGCACATGGAACCTCAAGGCCGAGCTCTACGGCCAGCTCAACCTGGCGGGCCCGAGCGAGGATGGCGGCTATCCGCCTGGCTGGTGCCATTACCCGCGCGACCGCGATCTCGCCTACTTCCAGCAGCTCACCGCCGAGCGCCTGGTCGAGACGCAACGGCGCGGCTACGTCGTCAAGGAGTGGCATAAGGCGCCGCACGCGCGGAACGAAGCGCTGGACTGCCGGGTCTACGCCCTCGCCGCAGCCTATTGGCTCGGCATGGGCCAATGGACCGGGCGCAAATGGGCGGAGATCGCCGCCGAGCGCGGCGCCCCGCCGGCCAAGGCCCAGCTCGAGCTGCTCGAGGAGCTGCGCCGGCCCACGGCTGCCGCTGCCAAGGTGGCCCCCGAGGCCCCGGACGGCAGCGAATCGGGTGCTCCTGCGGTGCCCGCGGCCGCCCCCGAGCCTGCGCCGGCGGCACCCCAGGCGGCCCCTGCAGCCCCTGCAGCCCCTGCGGCCCCTGCCGAGCCGCCGAAGGTCGCGAAGCCGCCGCGCCCGGTCATGCGCCGACCCGGCGGCTGGGTGAACAGCTGGCGCCGCTAGGCGCCCGACGAGATATCCCAGGAGCGGTCTGGTACGGCTCGCGAGGCCCCCAGCACCCGATGGGGACGGCGGCGCGCCGCCGTAGGGGTAAAGCCCGCCGCTCCGCTCACAATTCGCCGAGGTCCGCATGACCGCTGCCGTGCCGTCGATCGAGCCCGAAGCGATCGTCGCCGGCGACACGCTGGCGTGGTCGCGGTCGCTCGCCGACTATCCGGCCGGCACCTGGACGCTGACCTATCGGGCGCGTCTGCTCGGCGGCACGGCGGAGATCACGATCGTCGCCGGCGCCTCGGGCACCGCCCACCTGGTCGGCGTCGCCGCGGCGACCTCGGCCGGCTACACGCCGGGAACCTACGAATGGGCGGCAGCGGTCTCGAGCGGCAGCGAGCGCCACGAGATCGGCCGCGGCCTCTGGGTGGTCAAGGCCGATCCCGCGGCGCTGCCCGCCGGATTCGACGGCCGCAGCCACGCGCGCCAGGTGCTCGAGGCGATCGAGGCCGTGATCGCCGGCCGCGCCACCAAGGACCAGGCGGCCTACACGATCAACGGCCGGCAGCTCACGCGCACGCCGATCCCCGACCTGCTGCTGCTGCGCGACCGCTACAAGGCCGAGGTCGCGCGCGAGGAGCAGGCAGACCGGCTCAACCGCGGCCTGGCGCCGCGCAACCGCCTGCAGGTGCGCTTCTGATGTGGCCCTTCGGCAAGCGGACGGCTGCCGCCGGCGGGAGCCTCGCGCCGCGCCGCGAGCCGCGGCTGGGCGCGCTGCGCTCGACCTTCGCGGCGGCCTCGGCCGACCGCCTGACCTTCAGCTGGACGACGACCAGCGCCACGCCGGACGCCGAGCTGCGCCGCTCGCTGCGCGTGCTGCGCGCGCGCTCCCGCCAGCTCTGGCGCGACAACGACTATGCCAAGTCATTCGCCCGACTGTGCCGGCGCAACATCGTCGGGCCCGACGGCATCGTGCTGCAGAGCCAGGCTGCGTTCGGGAACGGCCGCGCGGACCAGAACGCGCGCGGCAAGATCGAGGCCGGCTGGGCCGAATGGGGCCGGCGCGGCGCCTGCACGATGGACGGCAAGCACTCGCTGGTCGAGGTGCAGCAGATCATCGTCCAGGCGCTCGCGCGCGACGGCGAGGTGCTCGTCCGCATCGTGCGCGGCAAGGCCGCGGGCAACGCGGCGCAGTTCGCGCTGCACGTGCTCGAGGCCGACCACCTCGACGACCAGCAGGTCGAGGATTTGAAGGACGGCCGGCGCATCGTCATGGGCATCGAGCAGGATGCCTGGGGCCGGCCGATCGCCTACCACCTGCTCAACGCCCATCCCGGCGACGACCGCCACCTGACGACGGCGCAGCGCACCACGCGCGTGCCGACCCATGGCCCCGACGGCGGCGTGCAGATCCTGCACCTCTTCGTCGCCGAGCGGCCGATGCAGAGCCGCGGCGTGCCCTGGATGCACGCCGCCATGCGCCGGCTGAACATGCTCGGCGGATACGAGGAGGCCGAGCTCGTCGCCAGCCGCGCCGCGGCGGCCAAGATGGGCTTCATCGAGACGCCAGACGGCAATCTCGACGGGCTGGCCGACGACAAGGACAAGAAGACCGGCGAGAGCTACGAGGACCTGGCCGAGCCCGGCACGTTCAAGGCGCTGCCGCCGGGCACCAAGCTGGTGCAGTACGACCCGCAGCACCCCTCGGCCGGCTTTCAGCAGTTCACCAAGATGATGCTGCGCGGTGCGGCCGCCGGCCTCGGCGTCTCCTACGTCTCGCTCGCCACCGACCTCGAGGGCGTCAACTACAGCTCGATCAGGCAGGGCGTGCTCGAGGAGCGCGAGGAGTGGCGCCTGCTGCAGGGCTGGGTCGTCCAGAACTTCCTCGACGTCGTCTTCCGCGAGTGGCTGCCGCTCGCGATCGCGTCGGGCCTGGTCGCGCTGCGCCTCGAGGCGCTCCCCAACTTCCTGCCGGCCAAATGGCAGGGCCGGCGCTGGCAGTGGGTGGACCCCAGCAACGAGTCCAAGGCGCAGGCCGCCGCCGTGGCGCTCGGCGTCAAGAGCCGCAAGGAGATCGCGGGCGAGCAGGGCCGCGACATCGAGGACGTGCTGCGCGAGATCGCCGAGGAGCAGGAGCTCGCCGACGAGCTCGGCGTCGAGCTGGGCGCGCCTGGGACCCAAGCCGCCGGCAAGCCGGGCGGCGCCAAGGACAAGGGGACGGACGATGGCGAAAGCAACGATCCAGCAGCGGGAACTGGCGCTGGCGGCGCCGCCGGCGGCGCATCCGGCGGCAGCGCCAAGGACTGACGCCCAGGCCGGCGGCGACACGCTGCGCCGGGCGCGCGGCGAGACGCAATACCGCGCAGCGACGATCGAGCGCGCCGAGGCCGGCGAGAAGGACGACCGCACGGTCGACCTTGCCTTCTCCTCGGAGGAGCCGGTCGAGCGGTGGTGGGGCATCGAGATCCTCGACCATGCGCCCGCGTCGGTGCGCCTCGATTTCTTCAAGACCGGCAGCGCGCCGCTGCTGCTCGGCCACGACAGGGACCAGCAGATCGGCGTCATCGAATCAGCCTCGATCGGCAGCGACCGGAAAGGCCGCGCCAAGGTGCGCTTCGGCAGGAGCGCGCTCGCCGACGAGATCCTGACGGACGTGCGCGACAAGATCCGTCGCAACGTCAGCGTGGGCTACCGCCTCGACGAGGTGGTGCTCGAATCCGAGAAGGACGGCGTGCCGACCTATCGGGTCAAAAGCTGGACGCCCATGGAGGTCTCGATCGTGCCGATTCCGGCGGATCAGACCGTGGGCGTCGGCCGCAACAACGCTCCGCCGGCGCCGCCGGCGCAGCCGCAGCCGGCGCCGCCGGCGGCGCAGCAGAAGGAAGCAGAGATCATGAACCCGCCGACCCCGGCTGCCGACGGGCAGCGCAACCAGCCGCCCGCCCAGATCCCGGCCCAGATCGCCGCCCAGCTCCCCGCGGGCGACTTGAACGCGCTGCGCCAGGCCGAGCGCGACCGCATGGCCGAGATCACGGCCACCGGCCAGCGCTTCAACCGCCAGAAGGAAGCCGAGAAGGCGGTGCTCGACGGCACCTCCGTCGCCGACTTCCGCAAGTGGGTGCTCGACAACATGCAGGCGCCGGCGCCCGTTGCCATGCGGCGCCCGGAGGACCCGGAGATCGGCCTCAGCGACCGCGAGGTCGGGCAGTTCTCCTTCCTGCGCGCCATCCGCGCGCTGGTCGATCCGACCGACCGCGGCCTGCGCGAGGCGGCCGCCTTCGAGTTCGAGTGCTCGGCCGCCGCGCGCAAGAAGCTCGCCGGCCACATCAACGCGCGCTCGACTTTCACCATCCCGCACGACGTGCTCGCGCGCAGCGCCTTCCAGGCCATGGCGATGACGCGCGGCGGCCTGGTGCCCGAGCGGGCGCAGCGCGACCTGCTGGTCGGCACCACGACGGCCGGCGGCCACACCGTGGCGACCGACCTGCTCGCCGGCAGCTTCATCGACCTGCTGCGGAACCGCTCGGTCATCGCCCAGGTCGGCGCCACCATGCTGGCCGGGCTGCAGGGCCAGGTCGCCATTCCGCGCCAGACCGGCGCCGGCACCTTCTACTGGGTGGCGGAGAACAACGCGGTGACCGAGAGCCAGCAGGCTTTCGACCAGGTGACGCTGTCGCCGAAGACCGGCGGCGGCTTCACCGACATGAGCCGCCAGCTGCTCATGCAGTCCTCGATCGACGTCGAGAACTTCGTCCGCTCGGACCTGACCAAGATCATCGGCCTGGGCATCGACCTGGCGGCGCTGTACGGCTCGGGATCGTCGAACCAGCCGACCGGCGTGAAGGCGACGAGCGGCATCAACCGCGCGACCTTCGCCGCACCGGTCGCGGCGGCGACGGGCCCGACCTACGCCGAGATGGTCTACATGGAGAGCCAGCTCGCGACGGACAACGCCGACGCCGGCTCGCTCGCCTACGTCGTCCGCCCGAACATGCGCGGCTACTTCAAGACCGCGGTCAAGTTCGCGAATACCGGCGTCACGATCTGGGAGCCGGGCAACCAGATCAACGGCTACAACGCCGCGGTCTCCAACCAGGTGACGGCCAACGACGCCTTCTTCGGCAACTGGGCCGACCTGCTGATCGCGCTGTGGGGCGGGCTCGACATCCTGGTCGACCCGTACACCGGCGCCGCCGCCGGCACGGTCCGCATCGTTGCGCTGCAGAGCTGCGACATCGGGGTGCGCCACCCCGAGTCGTTCTGCTACGGCAGCAACCAGGCGTCGGAGGGCTGACCTAACCCCCGCGCGGCGAGCCGCAAGCCGGAAACTCTGGCAACCCTCGCCGCGCGGGGACCCCAGCATGCCTGTCGAAGACGACGACGACCGCCGAGGCCTCCTCGCCGATTTCGGCGAGGAGGTCACGCTGCGGCCCAGCGAATCGCCCAGCGACACCATCACCGCCGTCTGGGACGCCGTGTCCGCCATCGACGCGCTGGCGCCGGGCGACGCCGACGTGCAGCGCGCGCCGCCATCCTTCATCGCGCGCACGTCCGATCTCGGCACGCTCGCCCAGGGCGACGCGGTGCGCCGCGACGGGACGGGCGACGCCTACACCGTCGCCGCCGTGCTGCCCGACGGGACGGGCTTCTCGCGCGTCGATCTGCAGGACGCATGACCCTTCAACGCACCACCATTCGCGAGGCCGCCGTCGCGGCGCTGCGCGGCCGGACGGCAGCGGGCGACCGCGTCTGGTCGGCCCGCGTGCTGCCGGTCGTCGCCATGCCGGCCATCCTGGTCGCCACGCCGCGCGAGCGCGCCGAGCTGGTCAAGACCGGTGCGGGCTGGTCGCTGGGCGCCCTCGACCTGGCGGTGACGCTGACGCTCGAGATCCATTGCCAGCCGGACACCGGCTCGCCCTCCGCCGACGTCGACGGCGCGCTCGACGCGCTCTGCGCCGCGGTCCTCGCCGTGCTCTCGGCCGACGCGCCGTTCCGCGCGGCGATCGCGGGCGTCGCCGGGCTGGAGACCGAGCTGGGCTTCGCGCGCGGCGAGCGCCCGCAGGGCGTCGCCGTGCTGACGATGCAGGTGCTGGCGAGTCAGGCGTGACATGGTCCCCCGCGCCGGAAGCGGTCCGATCCCATGGTCCGTGCCGCCACTCTGGCGGGATGCCACGGCGGTCATCGCCGGCGGAGGACCCAGCTTTGACGAAGGCCAAGCGGCCCTGTTGCGCGACGTGGACATCCGCCGCCGGTGCAACGTTCTCGCGATCAACGATGCCGGCCGGCGCGTCGCGCCTAGCCTGCTCTACTTCGCCGATCACAAGTGGTTCGCCTGGCATCGCGACTTGGTCAGCGCGCTGCTAACGGTCGGCTGCCCCGTCGCCACCATTGACCCAGCGGCCGCGCGCGAGGATCCCAGGCTCAAGTTCCTGATCCGCGGCGATGATACCGGCCTGGCCACCGCGCCGAACCAGCTGGCGCTGGGCAGCAACTCCGGGCACCAGGCGGTCAACCTGGCCTATCACCTCGGCGCCCGCCGCATCCTGCTCGTCGGCTTCGACATGCGGGTCGGGCCCGCCCCCGACGGCCAGGGCCGCCCGCGCACGCACTGGCACGCCGGCCACCCCGTGCCGACCGACCCCAAGGTCTACGAGCGGCACATGCTGCCGAAATGGCCGCCGATCGCCGCGGCGCTGAAGCAAAAGGGCGTCGAGGTGGTCAACTGCTCGCCGGGCTCGGCGCTGACCGTCTTCCCGGTGGGCGACCTCGCCGAGGAGCTGGCGCGATCGCCGTCACGCCAGGAGGTCGGGGCAGCATGACCGCGCGCGCCGCCTACCTGCTGCTGCGCGACGAGCCGCATTACCGCGCCGACGCTTTCGCCGCGGGGCTCCAGGCCGCCGGCTGCCGCGTCATGCGCGGCGGCACCGACCAGGCCGGGCCGGGCGACGTCGTCGTGACCTGGAACTGCTACGGCGACAGCGCCAACCAGGCGCGCCGCGCCCGGGCGCGGGGTGCGGTGCACCTGGTCGCCGAGAACGGCTATCTCGGCACCGACCGGCCAGGGGACAGGGACGGCCGCCAGCTCTACGCGCTGGCGCGCGACGCGCACAACGGCGCGGGGTGGTGGCCGCATAAGGCCGGGGACGGAGAAGGTGACGCGCCAGGCGACCGCTGGGCCGCGCTCGGCATCGACCTGCAGCCCTGGCGGGCCCCGGCGGCCAAGCCGCTGGCGCTCGTCTGCCCGCAGCGCGGCATCGGCTCACCGCCGGCGCAGATGCCCGACGGCTGGGGCAGCGAGGTCAAGCGGGCGCTGGTGCAGGCGGGCATCATGGCGCGGCTGCGGCCGCATCCCGGCCGCCACGCGCCGACCGTGCCGCTCGCCGCCGACCTGAAGGATGCCTCTTGCGTCGTCGTCTGGGGCTCGAAAGCCGGGATCGAGGCGATCGTCGCCGGCGTGCCGGTCTTCCATGCGATGCCGGGCTGGATCGGGGCCGGCGCGGCCGTCCAGGGGCTGCCCAGGCTGCCGCTGCGGCCCTTCCTGGGCGAGCGCCTGCCGATGCTGCGCCGCCTCGCCTGGGCGCAGTGGACGCTCGCCGAGCTCGCCGGCGGCCTGCCCTTCCGGCTGCTCTTGGGGGAAGCCTGATGCGGCACGTCGTCGTCATCCCCGGCGGCTCGGCCAACGGGCGGCGCGTCGCCGGGCTGATGCTGCAGGGCTTCCGCGCGAAGGGCCGCACGGCGCGGCTGCTCGAGGGGCCGGGCGTTGCCGATCCGCCGTTCGCGCTCGACGAGCTGCCCTGGTTCTACGGCATCAAGGAGGACACCGCGCCGCTGCTGCGCGCGCGCAAGAACCGCGGCCTGCCCTGGTGCTACGTCGATAACCCCTTCTTCGGGCGCGGGGGGCACTGGCGCGTCGCGGTCAGCGCCGAGCAGCCGATCAGCATGGGGCCCGATGCCAGCGTCTGGCGCGCGCGCGGCGATCAGCGCTTCCGCGCGTTCGACGTGGCGATCGCGCCCTGGCGCACGCGCGGCGAGCACCTGGCCGTGCTGCTCTGCTGCCAGTCGCCCAAATGGTACGCCGTGCGCGGCACGACGCTCGAGGATTGGGCTGCCGCGACCACGGCAGAGATCGCCCGGCATACGCGCCGCAAGGTGGTGCTGCGGGCGAAGCCGAAGGACCCGCTGGCGCCGGCGCGCCCGCTCGCCGAGGACCTGGCGCAGGCGGCGGCGGTGGTGAGCTGGTCGAGCAATGCCGGCGTCGAGGCGATCCTGGCCGGGGTGCCGGCCTTCTCGACCGCGCCCTCGGCGGTGTCGCCGATGTCCTATACCGACGGGCTGGACAGGGCGCGCCTCGACCATATCGAGACGCCGCGCGAGCCCAGCTACGCCGAGCGCTGCGATTGGGCGGCCTGGCTCGCCTGCAACCAGTGGAGCGCCGGCGAGCTCGCGTCAGGCGCGTTCCTCGACGATCTGCGCATCCGCCTGCCGGAATGAAGGGCGCTGCCATGCCGCTGACCACGGGGACCGCCGGGGCGCTCGTGCCGGGCGCGCGAAAGGGCTGGTTCAAGACCGCCGCCCAGGACGGCGATCGCACGCTCGAGGAGCAGCTCCTCGGCCTCGACGCCCTGGCGCCGCTGAAGCCGAAAGCAGACATCCTCGACCTCGGCTGTGCCGAGGGGCTGATCCTGCTGCACCTGATGCGCGCGCATGGCGCACGCCACGGCGCCGGCGTCTCGATCGTCCCCGGCGAGATCGCCATGGCGAAGCGCCTGGCGGACGAGGCGGGACTGCGGCGCCCGCATGACCCGGAGTTCGGCGAGCGCGGCCAGCCCGCCGCCTTCGCCGTCGCCGATCTGGGCGATGCCGATGCCCGCGCCGGCTTGTTCTCCTTCGTGCGGCAGGAGCCGCCGCTGGCCGAGCCGAATGGCGGCTTCGACCTCGTCCTGCTGCTCTCGATCCTGCACAAGGTCGCCGACCCCGCTGCCCTGCTTGCCTGGGCGCTCGACCGCTGCGCGACCGGCGCCCAGGTCGCGATCCGGCTGCCATCGCCGATCATCGACGACCAGCGCTCGGGCTGGCGGCCCTTCGACGTGCGGCCGGCGCTGGCCGAGGCGGGCTTCGCCCTCGTCGCCGCGCCGCCGACCTGCCGAGGCGAGTGGCTGGGCATCTACCGGCGCTCTGCTTAGCCCGCGCGCAGCGGGTTGGTGGCGCGGCGCGCAGCGCGGGCGAACAGACATGGGCCTCGGCGACGAGATCATGGCGTCGGGCGACGCCCGGCGCGCCTGGGAGGCGCAGCCGGCGCGCGCGGCGGGGGCGGGCCGCCGGCGGGTGGCGATCCTCGACCGGCGCGGCCTGCCGCGCTGGCACGAGCTCTGGGAGGGCATCGAGCACATCTGGCGCGCGCCCTTCCCCGGCGCCGTCCTGCCGCCCGGGCATCCCTTCATCAGGCACGGCGGCAGCTGCCGGCCCTACATCGCGGACAAGCTGCGCGACCAGGGCGGCGAGCGCTGGATCTACAACGCCGCCTATCGGGCGACGCCGGGCGCGCTGCACCTGCCCGAGCAGGCGCAGCGCACGGCGCGATCGCTGCGCGAGCGCCTCGGGCCCTTTGTCGTCGTCGAGCCGACCGTGAAGGCCAAGGCCAGCCCGAACAAGCGCTGGCCCTGGCATGCGTGGCAGGAGCTGGCCGAATCGCTGCGAGGCTCGACTGCCCTGGTGCAGATGGGCCCGCCCGGCACGCCGGCGCTGTCGGGCGTGCGCCAGGTCGAGACCTTCGACCCCCGCACGGCCTTCGCCATCCTCGCCCGCGCCGAAGCGGTGGTCACCCACGAGGGCGCGCTGCATCACGCCGCCGCGGCGCTCGGCATCCCCGCCGTCGTGCTGCGCGGCGCCTTCATCGCGCCGCAGGTCACCGGCTATCCCGGCCAGGCCGACCTTTGGCGGCCGCACCTGCCGGCGACGGCAGCCTGGCCGGAGGGCGAGAGCTGCGGCCGGCGGTTCCACTGCCCGGACTGCGCGGCGGCGATGACCACAATCACGGCCGGCGACGTCGTGTCGGCCTTCAAGCAGGTGACCCATGGCAAGAGCACCGCGGCAGCGTAGGGCTGCCACCCCGCCGACCGCCGATCTAAGCGTCGCCGAGGGGCGCCATGTGCGGCTGCCCTACGATATCATCCGCGGCGAGGCCTGGGAGCCGCCGCCTGGTGTCCCATCGGGCGCCAAGCTGCATCGCGGCGTCTGGCTGCCCGACCGCGAGGAGCACCTGGTCGGCATGCTGACGCCGGGCACCAAGCGCTATGTCGAGATCAACGGGCGGCCGCGCTACCAATTCCATAAGCTGGGCCGCACGCTCGAGCTGATGCAGGCCGCCGGCCGGCCCCTCTGCGGCGCCCTCGACATCGGCGCTCATGTCGGCCTGTGGTCGATGACCCTGGTCGAGCGCTTCGCGGACGTCGTCGCGGTCGAGCCGCACCCGGCGCATGCGGCGCTCTTCCCCTGGAACATGGCGCGCGCCACCAACTGGACGCTGCACAAGGTCGCCGCCTGCGCTCTGGAGGGCAGGCAGCTCCTGCTCGCCGGCGCGGCGGGCAGCTCCGGCGACACGCATGTCGTCGGCGACGCCGCCGCGCAGCCGGGCATGACGGCGCCGGTCGCCGTAGCGGCGATGCCGCTCGACGATCTCGACCTGCACGGGCCCGACCTCGTCAAGCTCGACGTCGAGGGCTACGAGCTGCCGGCGCTGCAGGGCCTGCGCGCCACGCTGCTGCGCGAGCGGCCCTTCGTCATCGTCGAGGACAAGGGCAAGCAGGCCGCCTACGGACTCGGCGCGCCCGGCGAGGCGCTCGCCTATCTGGAGGGCCTGGGAATGCGGCGGCTCGACGCGATGTCAGGCGACTTCATCCTGTCGTTCTAGCCCCGCGCTCGCGCCGCCCGCCAACCCGCTCGCTCGGGGCCCCAGCCATGCTCTCTGTCTTCGTCGGCTACGACGAGCGCGAGGACGCGGCCTATCGCGTCACCGAGGCCTCGCTGCGCCGGCACGCCAGCCAGCCGCTCACCATCCTGCCGCTCGCCCATCGCGACCTGCGCCGCCAAGGCCTCTTCGACCGCCCCTGGCGCATCGACCAGCAGGGGCAATACTGGGACGAGCGCGACGGGCGCCCGTTCAGCACGCAATTCGCGCATAGCCGCTTCCTCGTGCCGCACCTCGCGCGGCGGCTCGGCATCGTGTCGGGTTGGGCGCTGTTCTGCGACTGCGACTTCCTCTTCCTCGCCGACGTCGCCGCGCTCTTCGCGCTGGCGGACCGGCGGTATGCCGCGATGGTCGTCAAGCACGGCGGGGATACCGGTCACGTCCCCGCCGAGACGGCGAAGATGGACGGCGTCGTGCAGGCGCTGTACGCGCGCAAGAACTGGTCGTCGCTCGTCATGTGGAACCTCGACCACGAGGCCAACCACCGGCTCGGTATCGATCAGGTCAACGGCGCGCTCGGCGGCTGGCTGCACGGCTTCGGCTGGCTCAGCGATCACGAGATCGGCGCGCTGCCGCCGGAGTGGAACTGGCTGGAGGGCTCGGCGCCGCTCCCCGCCGGCGCGCACCCCAAGGCCGTGCACCACACCCGCGGCGCGCCCTGCTTCAAGGGCTATGAGCGCGTCGCCTACGCGCGCGCCTGGCATCACGCCGCGCTCGAGGCCCAGGCGGCGGCGCTCGCTGAGACGGCGCGGGCGCTGGCCGAGCTCGACCCCGACACCCATCCCGTCAACCCAGCCCGGGCCGCGCGCCAGGGCGATTAGGAGGGCTCCCCATGGCTGGCAAGGAACAGGGACTGAACGTGCTGCTCTATGTCGGCGACTCGCAGTCGCCGACGACGTACTCGATCCTGAAGGGCCAGCGGCAGACCCAGATCCAGCTGACCGGCCAGCAGATCGACACCGCCGACAAGACCTCCGGCGGCTGGGCGACCAGCATGCAGGGGCTGAAGTCTGCGACGGTCACGGCGCAAGGCCTGGTCGATTGGCCGGACACCACGGGCTTCGCGGCGATCCGCGCGGCCTTCACCGCCGGCACGACGATCCAGTGCAAGCTGGTGCTCGACACGGCCGGCAAGTACATCGCCGGCACCTTCGCCGTCACGCAATGCTCGATCTCCGGCGCCCATGACGGCGCCACCGAGTACGACATCCAGCTGCAGCCGACCCAGGCTTTGACTTATGTCGACGCCTAATAGGACGCGCGGCGAGCGCATCCTCGACCTCGCCGGCCAGCGCGTCCTGCTCGTCCCCAGCTTCGACGCGCTGTGCAAGATCGAGGCGGCGACGGGCAAGACGCTGGTCGAGCTGGCCACCCTGGCGGTGGCCGGCGCGCTCGGGCTGAAGGACACGACGGCGACGGTGCTCGAGCTGGTCAAGGCCGGGCCGGACCCCTTGGCCCGCGGCGCCCGCGCCGAGACGATCGGCACGCTGGTGCTGCAGCACGGCCTGCCGAAGCTGCAGCCCGGGCTCGCCGCCGTGCTGGTCGAGGCGCTGCGCGGCGGCATGCCGGCAGAGGACGGGGAGGACGCCGCCGCGGGAAAAGCGGCGGCGGCGACGGCCAAGGGAGTTCAGCCGGCGGCGGGCACAATTATCCCCGCCTCCTCGGCCTCGCCGCCGCCTGCCTGACCTGGCCGCCCGCAATCTTCTGGGCGGCGACGCCGCACGAGCTGTTCGCCGCGCTCGCCGTCTGGAGCGAGCGGCACGGGGTCAAGCGGGAGAGGCGCCGGCCCGTTGAGCCGCCGCTGGCCGCAAGCCAAGATGTTGCCGCATTCGTGGCGCAGATGAAGGCGGGCGGGCTGGTGCGGGAGGCTGCGGGAGGATCCTAGGATGCGATGGCTGCTGGCTGCGACAATCCTGTGCCTGCTGGTCCTGCTCCCCGCACCCCTGCGCGCCGACGTCGTCGCCGACGTGCGCGGCCTCTGCGCGGAGCGGCACCCGCGCGACTATGCGCTGCAGGACGCCTGCTATCGCCGCGCCTACGGCGCGGCGCGCGAGATCGGCGCGGCGCTGAAGGGTGCCGAGAAGGGCTCGGTCCTGCGCAGCCTGATCGGCGAGTGCCTGGTCCGGCACAAGCGCGACGGCGTCGGCGTCGTCGATTACCCGCTCGCCAACGCCTGCCGGCGGAGCCAGGTCGAGGCGTACCGCCGGGTGCACGGCCGCGATCCGCCGGCGCGCTGATACCCGATTCCCTGATCCCTGATCCCCGGGGTGCCTCATGGCCGTGCTCGGCGAGCTCGCCGTCCGCCTGGTCGGCCAGGACGGCGGCTTCGCGGCGACGCTGCAGAAGGCCGACAAGGACCTGGCGGCGCTGCGCACCCAGGCGCAGGCCTCGGGCGTGCAGGTCAACGGCCTGGCGACGCGGCTGTCGGCGGCCAAGGTGGCGCTGTCGGCCTTCACGGGCGCGCTCAGCGTCGGCGCGCTCGCCGCCATGACGCGCGAGGCGCTCGACTTCGCCGGCGCGCTCAACGACGCGTCGCAGGCCTCGGGCGTCGGCGTCGAATCGCTGCAGGAGCTGCGCTTCGCCGCGTCGCAATCCGGCGTCGAGGCGGACAACCTCGACAAGGCGCTGGCGCGGCTGACCAAGCGCATCGGCGAGGCCGCGGCCGGCGAGGACGAGGCGGCGCAGGGTTTCGAGGATCTCGGCGTCGCGATCAAGGATTCGCTCGGCGAGCTGAAGCCGACCGAGGTGGTGCTGCGCGAGGTCGCCGACGCGATCAAGGAGCTGCCGACCCCGGCCGAGCAGGCCGCCGCCGCCGTCTCGCTCTTCGGCAAGGAGGGCGTCAAGCTGCTGGAGTTCCTGCGCGCGGGCAGCGAGGAGATGGACAACTGGGCGGCCAAGGCGCGGGCGCTCGGCGTCGTCATCGACGCCGACCTGATCGCCAAGGGCGACGCCGCCGGCGACGCGCTGGCGCGCCTCGCCGAGACGATGAAGGTGCAGGGCTATCTGGGATTCCTGAAGCTGTCCGAGGGCATCACCATCGCCGTCGAGAAGCTCGAATCCTTCATCATCGCGACGCGCCAGGCCGCGGCCGAGAGCGATCGCGCCGGCGCCCTCGGCGTCGCCGCGCTCGACGCGCGCGCCCGGGCGGACGCGCTGCGATCCAACGAGGCGCAGATCGAGCGGCTCAAGCGCTAGCGCGACAGCGGCCAGGAGGAGTTTCCCGGCGCGGCCGACCTCGAGATCGACCGGCTCGAGCAGGAGAACGCGCGGCTGCGCATCGAGGCGCAGGACGAGGCCGACGCCGGCCGCGCCGGGCTGCCCGCGCGCTCGCGCACCGCGGGCGGCAATACAGGCGCCTCGATCGAGGCCAAGCTGGCGCGCAAGGCGGGCAAGGAGGCCAAGGCCGGCGGCAAGAGCGACGAGGAGAAAGAGCAGGAGCGCCTGGAGAAGCTGGCCGAGCGCCAGGTCGAGCTGGCGAAGACCAAGCTGGAGAAGGTCGAGGAGGAGATCGCGCTGGTCGAGGATCTGCACCAGCGCGGCCTGGTCAACAGCGAGGTCGCCGCGCGGCGGCTCTTCGATCTGGACAAGCAACGCGAGGCGCTGCAGGAGAAGGCCGAGGACGAGGTGTCCCTGCTCAACCAGTTCCTCGCCAACGGCCTCGAGGCCGCCGGCGACGGCTTTTTGCGCGCCCTGCAGGACGGCAAGCTCGAGGCCAAGGAGCTCGGCGGCATCCTGCTGCAGGCCGCCTCGCAATTCGTCGCCGAGATGGCCAAGGCTGCCTTCTCCAAGGAGGGCGGCGGGCTGTCGGGCATGCTCGGCGGCCTCTTCGGCGGCAAGGGCGGGCCGTCGAGCGAAAATGGCGGCGGCATCGGCGGCGTGCTCTCGAGCGTCGGCGATTTCTTCTCCAACCTCTTCGCCGGCGGCGGGATCATGACGTCGGGCGGGCGCGTGCCGCTGCGCCGCTATTCAGGCGGCGGCATCGCGCACGCGCCGCAGCTCGCCATGTTCGGCGAGGGCAGCGTGCCCGAGGCCTATGTCCCCGTGCCGTCGGGGAAGATCCCCGTCGAGTTCGCCGGCGGGCCCGGCGGCGGCGCCGGCGGCGGCATGACGACCACCATTTACCAGTCCTTCGACTTCAGCGGCGCCAACCCCGCCACCATCCTGGCGCTGCGCCAGGAGGCCGACCGGATCAAGCGCGAGACGCTCGCCCAGGTCCCCGGCGTGGTCAGCAGCCAGGCCAACCGCGGCGGCAGCTTCGCGAAGGACGTCGGGCGACGCGGCTAAGCCCCGCGCTTCGCGCCGCGCCGCCAACCCGCTGCGCGCGGGGGGCCCGTTGACAGAGGCGCGGGGAACGCCCGCGGGATCCCATGCCGCTGACCATGCCGAGCACGCCGGGCTTCAAGCGCTCGCGCTTCGGGCTGCGGACGAACACGCAGCAGGGGCTGACCTCGCCGCTCACGCGCTCGACCCAGGTGCTGCTGCTGCCCGGCGCGCAGTGGGTCGCGTCCTATACGCTGCCGCCGATGCGGCGCGCGACGGCCGCCCCCTGGCTCGCCTTCCTCGCCCAGCTCGACGGCATGGCGGAGACCTTCTGGGGCTTCGACCCCGACGCGATCGCGCCGCAGGGCACCGGGGCGGGCGCGCCCAAGGTCAATGGCGGCGGGCAGACCGGGGCGGCACTGGTCACCGACGGCTGGACGGCGCTCTCGGCAATCCTCAAGGCCGGCGATTACGTCGCATTCGACGTCGCCGGCGGGCGCTCGCTGCATATGGTCACGGCCGACGTGTCGGCCTCGGCCGGCGGGGCGGCGACGCTGGCGATCAAGCCGAACCTGCGCGCATCGCCGGCCGACAACGCCGACATCTACGTGACCGTCGCGGCAGGCCTCGGCGTGCCGATGGGGCTCGTCGATGACGGGCAGATGAGCTGGGACGCCGACGAGCTCGGGCTCTTCTCGATCACGTTCAACGCGCAAGAGCGGTTCTGAACCATGGCGCGCGACATCGCCGCAGCGCTGGTCGCCGCGAGCCAGGGCGACGTCGTGCGCGTCTGCCTGGCGGCGCAGCTCGACTTCTCCTCGGGCATGGTCCGGCTCAACAACGGCGACCGGACGCTGTGGTTCAGCCCGGACGGCGGCTCGCCCGACGAGGAGTTCCCGGCGGTCGGCAACCTCGGTGCCGCGTCGCGCGCCGAGGAAGGCTCGGAGCTGCGCCCCTACGGCATCACGCTCGAGCTGTCGGGCATCCCGCCGGAGCTGATCTCTCTGGCGCTCGGCGAGCACTACCAGGGCAGGGACTTGAGGCTCTGGGCCTGCCTGCTCGACGCGACGCCCGCCCTGGTCGGGCAGCCGCTGCTGCTCTTCCGCGGCAAGATGAACACCATGGGCATCGAGCTCGGCGAGCGCGCGACGATCCAGGTCACCGCGCAGAGCCGCCTGGTCGATTGGGACCGCCCGCGCATCCGCCGCTACACGAACGAGGACCAGCAGGCCGAGTACCCCGGCGACAAGGGCTTCGAGTTCGTCACCCAGATGGAGACCAAGGAATTGATCTGGGGCAAGGGCTGATGCCCCTGCTCGGTCCCCATGCTCCCCAGGCTGCCTGCGCCGCCCCGCCAACCCCGCTCGCATGGGGCCCCTGATGCCAGACCTCTCGGTGCAGCTCGACGCCTGGCTGGCCGCCCGCCGGCGCACCCGCTTCGTCTGGGGCCGCGCGGACTGCGCGCTCTTCGCCGCCGACTGGGTCCTGGCGGCGACGGGCGAGGACTTCGCGTCCTGGTTCCGCGGGCGCTACGACAGCCCGGCCAGCGCCTGGCGGGCGCTCCGGCGCTTCGCCGGCGGCAGCCTCGTCAAGACGGCGACGGCGCAGCTGGGCGCCCCGCTCGCGACGCCGAATCTCGCCCGGCGCGGCGACATCGTGCTGCTCGACCCGCCGCCGGGCTTCGCGATCGAGGTGCTCGGCATCTGCGCCGGTCATGTCATCGCCTACCAGGCCGCGCCGTCTGGCGTCGGCTACCTGCCGCTGCGCAACGCGATCAATGCCTGGCGGTTGCCTGAGCCGCCCGCATCATGAGGTAACACCATGCCGCCTCTGGCTGCCGCGGCGGTCTCCTATGCCGTCTCGGCGGCCGTCACCTCGGCGCTGACCGCGGCGATCGGCGCGACGCTGGCGTCGATCGTCGGCGCCATCGCCGGCAAGCTCGTCTCGGGCGTCATGTCCTCGATGATGGGCAAGCCGTCGCGCAACATGGGCATGTCGGCCGGCGCGGCCGCGCCCTACTCGCCTGTCCTGCGCGATCGCGTGACGATGGTGCGCAACTCGGTGGAGCCGCACCGCATCGTTTACGGCACGGCCAAGGTGTCGGGCGCGCTGGTCTTCGCCGGCAGCCACGGCTCGTCCTCGCAATACCTGCACCTGGTCATCGTGCTGGCCTCCCACGAGGTCGAGGAGATCGGCACGATCTACGCCAACGACCTGGCGATCGCCGCATCGGACATCCACGCGACCACGGGGATGGTGACGACCGGGCGGTTCAAGAACCGCATGCGGATCAGGAAGCATCTGGGCGGCGTCGACCAGGTCGCCGATTCCGACCTCGTCGCCGAGATGGGCGCGCAGTGGACGAGCGCCCACCGCCTGCGCGGCCGCGCCTACATCTACGTGCGCTGCGAGTGGGATTACGACACCTATCCGACCTCGTACCCGAATTTCTCGGCCATCGTGAAGGGCCGGAAGGACATCCTCGACCCGCGCGACGACAGCGTCGGCTGGACCGACAACTGGGCGCTGTGCGTGCGCGACTACGTGGCCGGCGCGCACGGCATCGGCGCCTCGGCGGACGAGATCGACGAGGCGTCGTTCATCGCGGCGGCCAACATCGCCGACGAGGACGTGCTGCTCGATCCGGGCACGCAGAAGCGCTACACCTGCGACGGCGTGATTTTCACGGACAAGAAGCCGGCCGACATCGTCGAGGATCTGCTGACCGCCGGGGCGGGTGCCCTGGTCTACCGGCAGGGGCAGTACGTGCTCTATGCCGGCGCCTACCGCACGCCGGTCGTGGCGCTCGACGAGGACGACCTGCGCGGGCCGCTCAAGGTGAAGCCGCGGCTCGACCGCCAGGAGCTGTTCAACAGCGTGCGCGGCACCTATGTCGACGGCACGGCCTGGGCGGCCAAGGACTTCCCGCCGGTCGAGAATGCGCTGTACGTCGAGCAGGACGGCGGCGAGGAGATCGCGCGCGACATCGACCTGCCCTTCACCACCGACGCGGTGCGCGCCCAGCGCATCGCCAAGATCATCCTCGAGCGCTCGCGCCAGGGCGTCACGGTCGAGCTGCCCTGCAAGCTGACGGCGCTGCAGGTCGCGGTCTGCGAGCCGGTGACGCTGACGGTCGACCGCCTGGGCTGGTCGTCCAAGGTCTTCATGCCGACGGGCTGGGCCTGGAATCCCGACGGCGGCATCGACCTCGAGCTGCAGGAAGAGGCGGCCGCGGTCTACGACTGGGATAGCGGCGACGCGACGACATACGACGCGGCCCCGGACACCAACCTGCCTAACCCCTTCACCGTGGCGCCGCCGACGGGCCTGGCCGCGGTCGAGACGCTGGCCGCCGCGGCGGACGGCACGGCGCGCAACCGCGTGACGCTGACCTGGGTCGCGCCGGACGACGCGCTGGTCGTGCTCTACGAGATCGCCTTCAAGCGCTCGACCACCGACGCCTGGACGGCGGCGACGGCGACGCTGGGCGAGGAAGCGGAGATCTGGGACCTCGAGCCGGGGGCATACACCTTCCGCGTGCGCGCGCTTAACTCGCTCGGCGTGCGCTCGGCCTGGGCCGAGCTCGCTTTCGTCGTGCAGGCGATGAACGCGCCGCTGGCCGACGTCCTGAACCTGACGACGCTGGTGCAGGGCGGGCTGGTCTACCTGTCCTGGTCGGCCGTCATCGACGTGCGCCCGGTCGCCTACGAGGTCCGCCGCGGCCCGACCTGGTCGGTGGCCGAGGTGCTGGGGACGACGGCGACGCGGCTCTGGCCGGTGACCGGTGCCGGCACCTATTGGGTATCGGCGAACAGCGGCAACGCCTACTCGGCGGCGCCGGCCGACGTCGTCATCTCCGGCGACGTCATCGTCGGCAACCTGTTCGCGTCCTACGACGAGCAGGATCTGGGCTGGCCGGGGACGCGCGAGGGCTTCTCGATCACCAGCGTCGATGGCGAGGCGGCGCTGACGCTGAGCCGCAATTTGCGCGACTCGCCCGACATCCGCGCCGAGACGAACATCCGCAACGCCGGCACGGCGACGACCGAGGGCACATACACCGCGCCGGCCGAGCACCGGGTCGACCAGGGCACGGCCAGGACCTCGACCGTGCAGTTCTCCTACACCGCCTATGGCTCGACGGACTTCCGCAGCCTCGCCGACATCCGCGCCTTCTCCGACATCCGCTCGGCCGCGTCGGGCGCCATCGCGGCCTATCCCGAGATCCGGCTCAACCTCGGCGACAGCCCGGACTGGGGCGACTGGTTCCCCTACGTCGCCGGCGCCTACACGTTCAAGGAGATCGACTACCGCCTGCGCGTCGAGACGAGCGACCCCGGCGTGCGGCCGCTGGTCACCGCCATGCGCTTCGCCGTTGACGTCGCCGACCTCGTGCAGACCGGCGAGGGCGAGGCCGTCGCCGCGCTCGGCACCACGATCGCCTATGACACCGCCTTCACCGTCGCGCCGAATTTGCAGGTAACGCTGATCGAGGCGCAGGACGGCGACACGCTGGTGATCGAGAACGAGACCCGCTTCGGCTTCGACGTCCAAATCGTCAACGGCGGCGTCGGCCAGGACCGGGTCATCAACTGGATAGCGCAGGGGTACTGACCCCGCAGCGCGGCTGACCGCCCAGGGCAAGGCGATCGCTTTGCCAGACCCAACCCCAGCCGCGCTGGGGCGCAGAAAGGTCTCCCATGTCGCAAGCCGATCTGTCGCAGTCGGGGTCGATCGACGGCAACGACTTCATCGACGCGTTCCTCGAGCCGGCTCTGGCGGCGCTCGCCACGGGCATGGCCGGGGCGACGCCGCCCACCGCCGCCATGTTCGGCGGCACCATCCCGACCGGCGCGCTCTGGCTCGACACGTCGTCGGGCACGGGCTCCTGGGTGCTGCGCGCCTGGGACCCCGCGAGCTCTCCTGGCGACTGGGTGGCGATCGGCGCCTCCGGCGGATCCAGCGTCGTCGGCACGGCCGGCGAGAGCCTGGCCGCCGCCGACTTCGTCTATCAGGACGTCTACAACCAGCGCGGCGGCGGCGCGACCAAGTGGTACAAGATCGACGCCGACGCGACGGGCCCGGTCAAGATCAGCCCGCGCCGCGGTTTCACGGTCGCCGCGATCGGCTCGAGCTCGACGGGGCTTATCATCATCGGCCATGCGGCGACGGTGGCAGGGCTGTCCGGCCTGACTGCGGGGGCGCCCGTCTGGGGCCATGCCAGCACCGCCGGCGCCGTGACGGCGACCGAGCCGGCGATCCCCAGCAACGGCACGCAGGTCGCCGTCGTCCGCGCCGGCATCGCGCTCAACACCACGGCTTTGGCTTTCGACGCCGCCGCAGCGGTCGATTTCGTCGCCTACGCGGCCGGGCTGACGAACGGCTCGACGGCGACGGTCGAGCACTGGACCGACGACGGCGCCCGCGAGCGCCGGCCGGCGGCCTACGTGACCGCGAGCGCCGGCGGCCTGGTGTCGAACGGCACGGGCTCGGCGATCGGCAACATGACGGCGAACGGCGGCCTGGCCGCGGCGCGCGACAACGTGACGGTCGGCGACAGCGGCGCGGCGGCGGCCTGCACCTCGACGACGATCGGCGCGGTCGGCGTCGATTGGGGCGCGAACGCCACCAAATCGATCGCCTCGGTCACCGTCAACTCGACCACGAACGTCGGTTTCGCTTCGTCGGCGGCAAACGTCACGATCGACCTGGTCGGCAACAGCGTGAACAACGTGTCCAACGGCACGGTGCTCGGCACGACCGGCTCGATCGCCGACTCGAACCATCTGAGCGTGAACATCACGGCGTCCAACACCTCGGCCTTCCGCTACCACTGGACGAAGCTCACGGTGGGCTCGTCCGACAACGTCTTCGTGGTCGAGCAGACCTTCTACGAGCTGACGGCGACGCGCGAGGAGCCGGCCGGGCCGGTCGTGTCCGACACGCTCTATGCGTCGGGCGTCGCCATCCCCTGCAAGTTCTCCGACGCGTCCGACGCCAATTGCGGCACCAAGACGACGTTCAGGAACCGACTGGGTGCCACGAAGGACCTGACGTTCAGCGTGCGGCTGGAGTAGCGCCATGCAGCTCTCGCCGCACTTCACCCTGGCCGAGATGACGCGCAGCGACGTGGCGCTGCGGCTCGGCATCGACAACGGCGCGCCGCTGGACGCCATCGAGCGGCTCAAGGCGCTCTGCGCCGCGGTGCTCGAGCCTGTCCGGCTGCGCCACGGCCCGCTGGTCGTCAACAGCGGCTATCGCTGCCCGGCGCTCAATCGGGCGATCGGCGGCGCTGCCGAGAGCCAGCACATGCGCGGCGAGGCGGCCGACATCGAGGCGGCCGAATCGGGAGTCAGCAACTACACGCTGGCCTGCTGGATCCGCGACCGCTGCCCCTTCGACCAGGTCATCCTCGAGTGCTACCAGCCGGGCAAGCCGCGCTCGGGCTGGGTGCATGTGTCGTACCGGCCGATCGGGGGCGCAGGCGTAGGCGTGGGGCCGGTCAACCGCGGCCAGACGCTGACCTATGACGGCCGGACCTATCGGCCCGGCCTGATCGCGTGAGGGATTAGGAGGATGGGGCCCTTGCAGACCTCGGTCGATTACTGGGCGCTGGCGCGCGACGCGCTGCCCATCGTCGTCGCCTTCTGGACGACGTGGGTGCAGCTCCAGCTGCTGCGGCTGGAGCAGCGGCTGAACGAGCGCGCGGACAGCCGCTTCGCGTCGAAGAGCTGGGCCGAGGCGATCGAGGAGCGGCACACCAAGGCGGTCGAGAAGCTCGAGGGCAAGATCGACCGCCTGCACGAGAAGATCGACGCGCTGCGCAGCGCGTCGGGTCACTGATCCCCGGGCGCTGCGCAGCGCGTCGGGTCACTGATCCCCGGGCGCTGCGCCGCGCGTCGAGCCGCTGACGCCCGGGCGCGCCGCCGCGCCTCGAGCCGCTGACGGAGGTCCCATGCTGCCCGCGCTCATCCCCATTCTCGCGCCGATCTTCGGCGACCTGATCAAGACCGGCATCGAGCGGGCGCTGCCCGACCCGGCGGCCAAGGCCAAGGCGCAGGCCGAGGTCGAGGCCGCCGTCGCCGCGCGCGACGTCGCCAAGCTCGAGGCGCTCGGCCGGCAGCTCGGCCTGCAGGTGGAGCTGCAGCGCGTGCTCGGCGACATCGAGCAGGCCTACCTGGCCGATCGGCAATCCGCCCGCCAGCTCACCGCCGATCTCGCCCGCGCGGGCTTCGCCGGCGCCTGGTCGGCGCCCGTGCTCTCGGCGATCGTGCTGCTCGGGTTCTTCGCCTGCGTGCTCGTCGTGCTGTCCGACGAGATCCCGCCGGGCGGGCGCGAGATCGCCTTCATGCTGCTCGGCGCGCTCGCTGCCGGCTTCCAGCAGGTGACGAGCTACTGGCTGGGCTCCTCGCGCGGCTCGGCCGAGAAAAACGCGCTGCTGGCGCGTCCGGGCGCCGACCCCTCCCGACCCTAGCCTCCCGGCCCCGCCCGCGCCCACGGGCCTCCGGGCGGCCGCCTGAAGCCATCCTCGCGCGCCTCCCCCCAAGCAAGCCGCGCGACCCTCGAGCCCCCTGCCAGCGATGGCAGGGGGCTTTTTCTTTGCGCGGAATCGGCGCCGTAGCGTGCCATCTGTCACGCTACGCCCTGGCGTCCCCTACGGGATTCGAACCCGTGTCACCACCGTGAAAGGGTCAGGCCTCGCCAGGGCTTCTGCGGACTTTCTTGGTCCGTTCCCCGCTGGCGAGGCCAGGTTTTCCGCGGGGCGTGCCCCCGGTTGGACGCCGTAGCGTGACAGGTGTCACGCTACGATCCCCCGTCCCCTCCCCCGCCGTCCCTTCCAGCGCCGCGACGGCGTCGGCGAGGTAGCCCGGATCGAACTTGCGATAGACGCGCCGCAGCGTGCCGCGATCGAGGGCCAGGAGGTCGGCGGCCTGGTCGAGCGGGATGCCGCCCATCGCCATCCAGCTTGCCGCGGTGTGCCGGAGCACGTGCTCGGTGACGTCCTTTCCCAGCCCGGCGCGCCGGGCGGCGAAGCGGAAGCCCCAGCGCACGCGCTTGATGGCGCGCCCGGCATGCTCGATGACATGGTCGCTCTGGGCGAGCTCGCGGGCATCCTCGAGCGCCTGGCGCAGCCGCGGGCCGATCGGCACCACGGCGCGGCGCTTGCCGGTCACGGCGCGGCCGGGCTCGTTGAAGTCGATGCGGCCGTGCACCAGGTCGACGCGGTCCCAGGTGAGAGCGATGATCGCGCCCTTCCTGGCGCCGGTGAACAGGCCCAGCATGACGAACAGCCTGACATGCGGCGCCTTGGCCGCCGCGATCAGCGCCTCGCCCTCGGCGCGGCTGAGGAATCGGTCGCGCGGTGCCGGCATCCCCGGCAATTCCAGGTGCGGTGCCCGGATCACGGCGCCGGAGCGAATCGCCAAATTGTAGGCGGCGAGCAGCACGTTCCTCTCGCGCTTCAGGGTGCCCGGGGCGATGGCGCGGGCACGCGCGTAGTCGTCCCAGGCGCGCTGGCCCAGCTGGTCCGGGCGCAGCGATCCCAGGTGGCGGGTCAGCGCGGCGGCGATGGACTCGACCAGCGGGAAGGAGACGATCTTGCCGCGCCGGGAGTCCAGGTAGGCGGCGAGCATGGCGCCGATCGTCAGGCCCTGCGCCGTGCGGTCGCGCGCCGCTAGGAAGTCGGCGAGAGCCTGGCGAGCGCGCGGTTCATCCGCCGTGCCCGTCGAAAGCCAGTGAGGTCCGTCAGCGTCGCGCCAGAAGATCTGCCAGACGGGCCGGCCGCGCCGTCGCTTGAGGCTGGGGGTGTCGGGGCGGGGCCGTGGCACGGGTGGGCTGCCTCGTAATCGCTGACCGCCTGGCGGGGGATGCGGATGCTGCCCCCGATCCTGAGCGCGCGCAACGTGCCGGCGCCGATCAGCCGATAGACCGTCTTCGGCGCGACGCCCCAATGGGCGGCCAGCGCCGCGACGCGCCAATGGCAGGCGGGCTCGGCCATGGTCAGCCTTTCCCCTGCTGCCGCCAGACCGGCGCCACCGTCTTCTTGCGGC